TTTTTAATACCAAGCCTAATAGCAGTAGAACTCTTTTCCATCTCCTCTAAAGAAAAATTTTTTGAAAGTTTCATAGTTTTATATCATAATTAAAAAAGTATAAATTTATATCATTTTTTAAACCATGATGGTAGGCCCAAATGTGGTCTTTTATCAAATAAATTTTCTTTAGATCCTATCGTTTTTTTATTATTATAGTGTAAAAAAACCTGTACACATTCTTTTTGTTTAAATTTTTCTCTCCAATGTTCTAAATCACACCCAGAATAAACTAACATATCTCCTGGTTTTAATTCTATTTTAATTCCTTTTAATCCTTTTTTACCAGATGGTTCTAAAAATATAGGCCAATTATCTCCTCCTAAATTCATTGTTGTAGAGATTTCACAACTAAACCTATCTTTGTGTCTTTTTAATTCATCTCCTTTTTTATAAATTCTTGCATAAGAATATGATGGATACAAATTTAATCCTGTTGTTTCTTCCATTATTGGTAAGCATTTTAATAATAAAGTTTCCATAGCTATATCTGAATAACAAGAATAAGTGTTTGGAATTTGCTCATTTTTAGTTTCATACCATCCCAACAATTTTTCAAATGGAGAAATATATTTTTGTTTTACGCAAGTATCATAAACTTGTTTTTTAATAGAAAAATAATTAGCTAAAAATACAGCTAAATCTTTTGAGATTGCTTTTCTAATAATTTTATATTTTTTTTCTTTAAACATCTTTAATCATACCTTTTGGAACTGCTTGAATATTCCAATGAATAAATCTAAATGGCTCATAACCATAATCTACTGCAAACTCATGTTCTAAATATCCAGGAAATATAATTAATGTACCAGGTTCAGGTTTGCAATGTATCAACTCAACTGCATCACTTAAATGTTCGTTATTTTTTAATTTTAATTTAGTAGTTCTTGCCCCTGTTTTTGGATCATGGAATATAGGATAAGATGTTTTTTCACTACATTTTAAAAAATAAAATCCTGATACGTGCTGATTCCAATGTATGTGTGCAGAATGATTACCACCACCTTTTTTAGCAAATTCTTGTACCCACATTTCTGTAAATACAGTTGTGTATTGAGACATATCATAACCTTGACTATCTAAATATTCCCAAGATTTTTCTCCAATATAATTTCTAAAATCTATAAAATCATTATCCATTAATAATGAATTTGAATGATGAGATATACCAAAATCTCCAAATTTTTTTATATGTTCTTTATTTTTATCTTTTGCTTTTTTTATGTATTTATCAGATACTTTATTTAAAGATTTAATAAATTCTGGTTTTTGCTCTGACCAAATTGAAGTGCTAAAATAATTATTTATATCCATTATTTAAAAGGTTTTCCTAAATTCCATGCAACAAGTGAATATCTAATTCCTTTTGTTACGGGTTTTACTCTGTGCCATACAAAAGATGGAAATACAATAATTGATCCTTTAGTCAATATTTCTTTACATTGAATTTTATGTTTTGATTCATCTCTCATGTGTGGAACATAATTTTTAAAATCAAATTCTAATTCTCCTCCTTTGTATTCTTTACCATCTGTTAATTGACAAGTCATTGATAATTTTCTTATCATTCCATGTTCTGGAGTGTTAGGATTATTATATGGTTGATCCCAACTATCACAATGCCAATCGTAATATTGATTTAATTTATACTTTGTAAATTGACATATTTCTGATCTTTCCCAATTAAAATTCCATCCAGCATTTTTATTAGCTATATTTACATAAGGTTGTATTTCTTTATATATCCAATTTTCATTCAACCAAACTATATTAGAGTTTCTTTTTCTTTTTAAATTTAATATTTGTTCTTTATTTAATTTTTTATCTTTAAATTCCCCTGTTCTAGCAATTATATCTTTTTGCTGATTAGCATATTTTATAACTTCATCACAAAATTTAGGTGTTAAGGCAGATTTAAAATACCAATAGTAATTAGTTAAATTCATTTAATTCAAATCTTTCTGCATATTCTATCATGTCAGTAGTTAGATAATCTTGTACTCTTTCAGGTTTAAAGTTTTCAAAAGTAGTTTTAATTTTATGTAAATTTTTTATAGTTTTTGAATCATCATAGTAGATATTATTTACATTGAATTGTTTTAACTTTTTAATATTATATTTAATATCATGTTTTACATATTTGCTTAAATTTTTAATAAATAAATGAGGGTTATTAACTAAATCTTTATAATAGAATATTTTATAATTTTCTTTATTTTTAATTAAATTGTTTATACTCCAAATTGATTTACCTAAAATTCCTGTTTCTTTATTTAAAAGATTAATTAAATGTTCATCAACATTATTAATTCTTTCATCTTCTTTTAAAATTTTAGAAAACGAAGCTAAACATTCTTTTACGGGTCTATATAATATTATAAATTTAGGTTTTTTAATTACCTTTTTCAAATTTTTTAAATTATCTGGTGTACCCCAAGAACCTCTGTCTATAATTAAATTAGCTTTCCAATCTTTGTAATAAGTTTCAAAACTTAATTTTGTTAAATTGTCTAAAGATTTATGATCTGGAAAATTTTTAAAAGTAGGTTTTTGTTTTAATCTAATTAACTGATCTAACACATCTAACATTATTGAATTAGCTGTTAATTTTATTTTTTTATTTTGGTTAATAATAGAACCAAGCACAGTATTACCAGCTCTAGGCATAGAACATAAAAAGATTAATTTCATAAAAGATTGTTTTTGATTAAATTTATTACTTTTTTATTTAGCCTAGATTGTTTAAATCTTTTATATCTTTTAAATAAAGGTACAAATTTTTCCCAACTAGATGATTCTGCACAAGTGTTTAATATTTTTCTTAATTCTGTGTTTAAATCAAATCTAACTAACTCTATTTTTTTTTTAGTGTTAAAATTAAAATAAACCATATCTTCGTTTTCTTCTATTTTAAATTCATTACCTTGCCAAACATTAAATTCAAAATTAACACTCCTAAACCATTGTGAAATATTAAAAGTACCAGGAACGATTGAAGCGTATTTTAAATGTTGGCTATTAGAAAAAAAAGGAGAAGTCATAGTCATTTCAATATCTTCCTCACTAAAAAAAACATAAGGAATATTAATTGTAAATAAAAAACTATTTTTTAAATTTGGTTTATGTGGAATATCCCAAGACAAATAGTTATTTGAAATAGGTGTAACTTTATTATTATCTATTTTATAATGAGATGTTAATGGACATTTAACAACTATTATTTTTTCAAATAAATTTTTAACTGATGGGCATAAAAATAAATTGTTTGTTTTATCTAAATTAGTGTCTTTTTTTTGTAATGTAGATTTAAATAAATTTTCAGGATCTGAATAAAGAATATTCCAATCAAGTGTTTCGCTAAATCCAGCAGATGCCCAATAGATTTTAGACGTATTCATAGGTTATAGTTAATATAAAGTTTATATTATCTTTTTGATTGTTTTTAATAAAATATCTATTTGATGATGGAAACATTATAAATTTATTATCTATTAAGGGTATAGTCCAAGTTTTTCCTTTTCTTCTATTATCATCATAATATATTGTTACTTTACAATCTTCACTTTTAACACCATAAAGTAAAATAAAATCTGGAGAGTTTTTAAGTTCTGTAGGATTTATTTGTAAAAGAGGTTCACTTGTTTCATTAGGTTTATAAATATTTGACCAAGTTTTTTTATTAATTAAAAATAAATTTTGTCTTACACGAAAATGATCTTTTATATAACAGTTTAATTTATCCCAAGTTTTTGAAAATCTAAATTCACTATTATATAATTTTGATTCTAAACTGTATAAAGCTAATTCATTTCTATCAATATTCCAATCTTTTGGCATATTAATCATGCCATGATACAATGATTGTTCACTTAAAACTTTTTTGTGCATCAAAAAAATATATATTAACTAGATAAATCTACTAATGTCCATCCATTTGTATTGTCATTATCATAAACTGATTCATCCCAAATATAAGCCCACGCATTTTCACTATTATTTATTTGTGTTTGTTGTTCAGTTGTAAAAGCTGGAGGATCTCCTAAAGGAGATTCCCATTTAGCATTTGTAACATTTTTTACCCAAGATGGATAAGGTTTTGGTGGCCAAAAAATTTGGTTTGTATTATCCCAAGTGTATCCAATTCCAGCATAATTACCTCTAAATGCTTTTGTGTTGTCTCCTGATTTGTGTGTGTTTTGTTTTGTATTATAAGAAGTTTGAATCCATAAATGTGATGGCCAATTATTATGTTTTTGTAAATATTGTTGTCCAACTGATTCATCTTCAAGACCATCTTCATTTAACATATCAGAGTCATTTAATGTAACAACTTGTAAAACTTCGTTTTGTTCAGATATTTTTGTAAAATGTGCCATAATTTTTTTATTGAAATTTATACCTTATAATTACTATTCCTGATCCACCATCTCCACCACCATCACTAGCTTGGGCATAAGGTCTTCCACCTCCACCTCCACCACTTCCTGTATTTGCAGTAGCATCATCTCCTCTAGTTCCTCCTGTTCCTTGTGGTGTTCCTCTTTTACCATCTCCTCCACCACCTGGCCCACCAGATCCAGCTGGATTTGAATAACCCCAATTAGTCGGCCCAAAAGTTCCACCTCCTCCTCCACCAGCTCTTGTAACAGAAGAACCTGATATTGAAGTAGCTAAACCATTTCCACCTGGCCCACCACTAGATCCATTATTAGAAGCTGTACCAGAACCACCAGCACCACCTCCACCACCACATTCTGATGGTCTAACTGATGGGCTTGTCATTCCTCTCCCTCCAGGATTTCCTTGAGATGGGCTGACAGGAGGCGTGTTACCATCTCCCTCTATTCCACCTGGTAATCCAACAGGAGGATATGCACCACCCCCTCCTCCACCAGATCCACCATCTGTGGCAATACCTCCTAAAGAAGTAGCACCTACACCACCACCAGCAGAAGTAATTGTTGAGAATATTGAATCGCCACCATTAGATGCACCAACATTTGTAAAAGAGTTTGGGTTTCCACCACTACCACCAGCACCTACAGTTACAGGAAAAGCACCTGGAGTTATTTGTATTCCTACGCAAGTTACTAAAGGAGAAGCTGACCATACAGGAGAAGCATAAGGTTGTTGAGATTCTCTAAAACCTCCAGCACCTCCTCCTCCTCCTCCACAAGTACCACCACCACCACCTCCAGCAATGATTAAGTAATCTGTAATTGCTAAATCTCCAGCACCAGCAGTAACACAAAATGTTCCTGGCCCTGTAAAAGTATGAATTTTATAATCTCCACTTGTAGCAATAGAACCTCCTGTGGCAACAATAAAAGCTGGTGGTAAAGCACCACCTCCACTACCAAATCCCAAGACTTGATAGCCAAACATTTTTTTTTTAGGCCCTTTTTGTTGTTTATGATTTTTTCCCTCTACAATAACAACATTATTTAAATTTTTCATAACCTAATACCTTTAGTTATCATTGGCAGAGTCAGTAGTGAAATGTAATTTAATTCCTGTTAAAAGAGCATCTGATGTTAGGGTATCTTCTGAAACATCTCTAAATATTGCAAAAAATATTTGATCTCCCTCTGCTGGTGTTCCAGCTATTGTAATCGCACTTGATTCAGCACCAATATTTAAATCGTAAGCAGTCCCACTATGTGCTTTTGCTGTACCTTGAGCAGTTCCAAAATCTTGGCTAATTGCATCATTATCTGAAATAGCCACACCCTTTAACATAAATTTTGCAGTTCCTGTATTTGTTGAATTAGCACTAAAATAAGGTTGAAAAGTTATTGTTCCCTCATTCCATGATTTAGGAAAAGCAACAGAGAATTGTGCATATTCATCAGAATCTTTATCAAAAGCTATTGCCTTTAAAACAGGTCTATTTGCATCTGCTGTAATTTCAACTGTTTCAGATCCTGGAGAACCTCCTGTTTCACTAGGATACATAGCAATCGCTGGAATCCATATTGTTTCTTTACCAGCAATTTTAACTGCTGATGAACCTGATTTTAAAACTCCTGTACCTTTTGGATTAACATTAATATCTACATTTGTGTCATCTCCTGTTGCTGAAAGAATAGGGCCATTTCCTGTAGATGAATTTGCCACAGTAATTTCATTAACTGCACTAGCTGTTTCTGAAAATTTTAATAATTCTAAAGTTCCATCTCCAATAGCATTTCCATTAACATCTAATTGGCCACCTAATTGTGGTGTTGTGTCATTTACAATGTCAAAAATTACTGAACTATCTAACCAATTAACTGTGTTAGCTGTGTGATCTAAAGTTGCAAGTGATATATCATCTGCCCCGTCATAATATTTTAGAGTTGGGGTAGTTGCCGAAGTAACATCTAGCCAAATCGTACCAGCTACAGCAGAACTTGGTCTTGAAGTTCCTGAATTAGATGTATTGATAGCCTCTAAAGTAGAATTTAAATCGCTACGAAAAGAGGGAAAAGATTGGTTCTGAATTAAATAATCGCCTTGTGCCATGTTGTTCTTATACTCCTTTTAAAAGCCTTTTGCAATAAAATCAAATGTTCTTGATATATTTGTTCCACCAGAATTTTTAAATAAAATATCAAAGCCATTAACTGTTTTATTAGATACTGTAAAGAAATCGCCTGTCTCCATATCTTCTGCTGTAATTCCTACTGCATAATTAACAGATTTGTATGGATTTGTAAATGTTACTGTTTTAGTTCCAGCACCTGAACTTATATTGTTGCCACTAAATATTCTATCTACCATATCAATCGTTACTGTTACTTCTGATACAACAGGAGTAGAAGCTAAATCTCTTGAAATTAAAACAACTCTAAATTTAAAAAATCTCGCAGTATAATCTCCAATTACAAATGTTTGAAAAGCTGTGTATGTAGAATTGTCATCTGATGTTGCTATTTCTAAATGAGCATTTGAGTTAGCTGGAGTATCTCCGTCAAAGTTTGAAGAAGAAGAATCAAATAATCCTGATCTATTATCAAATAAGTCATCTGGGTTGTCAGATGATTGAGATAAACTCGCTGTAATTCTAGCAGTATGTTTAGAGCCAATATCTATTATATCAGAGAATAAATAATTACCACTTGCATAAAAATCAGCATTAGAAACACCAGAATCAAAAAATCTAGTAGATTCTGTATCAAAATCTCCACTTGCACTATCAAACAATTCAGATGAATCTAATTTTAAAGTATTATTATCAACAATTACATTAGTAGTAGTTCCTAAAAAATTAGGGTGTTCTGATTGAGTTGCTACTGCATTAAAGTTTAATACAGATGTTACATTAGAAATAATTGCAGTTGCATTAGAACTAAAGTTACCAAGTTTATCTACTGCTTTTATTAAATAAGTTCCTTGTCTAGCTGGTACAGATATAGAAGTTGCTGGTCTTGATATTTTTTCTACCAATGCAACAGAATTTGACCATGTTGCACTTCCATCAGTTTCTTTGCTAAATCTTAAACTGTAATATGCTAAATCAAGATCAGGTATTTGTGTCCAACCTAAATGTGCTTCTTGTCCTACAATATTACATGAAAAATCTTCTACATCACTAGGTGGCTCTACTGCACCTATTATAGTTCTCTGTGCTGTTACATAACTACTTGAGACACCAAAACTATTAACAGCTTTAACTCTTACATCATAAACTTTTTGGTCAATTACATTTAATACTCTGTGATTTAATCCTGAACCTTGAGCATAAATAATATAATCTGAATCTGTGCTTAATTTATATTCTACTTGGTAGTAATCAACAAAGCTATCAGGAGAAGCACCTATTGATACATCTAAAGCTACAATTACAGTTCCATCATTATATTCAACTAAAGTATCATCTAA